GGTGGCACCAACAGCAACCGCCCCACCGTTGCAGCCGATCTGAACGAGACTTCTCTGGAAGCCGCCGTTATTCAGATCGCTGGTTGGACGGACGAACGCAGTCTTCTGATTGCCGCCAAGCCCCGCAAACTGGTTGTGCCTCCCAGCCTCCAGTTCGTGGCCGAGCGTCTGCTGAAGACCGAACTGCGTGTCGCTACCGCTGACAACGACATCAACGCCCTGAAGTCGATGGGTTCCATCCCCGAAGGTTATACGGTCAACCACTACCTGACCGATAACAACGCATGGTTCCTGCTGACCGATGTGCCGAACGGTCTGAAGCACTTCGTTCGTACCCCGATGCAAACGGGTATGGACGCTGACTTTGACACCGGCAACAGCCGTTACAAGGCTCGTGAGCGTTACAGCTTTGGCGTGTCTGATCCTCTGGGCGCTTACGGTTCTCCCGGCGCTTAATGGGATAAGAAAAGGGGCTTCGGCCCCTTTTCTTTTTTGGTATATGGTGTATATTCAGATCAATCCGGGAAAATCCGGTGTGTTTGACAGTCCCGGCTGATGACATGCCAACAAACACACTTTAACTCGCATGTGAGGATACAAAATGGCTCGCACTACCTTTCAAGGTCCAGTACGTTCTTTGGGCGGGTTTTATACCCAAGGCCCGAACACCGTTACTAACGTCGCTAACGGTACCAACACGCTGGCTCTCACCGTTGCTGATAACGCTGGCCGCACTCTTCGTACCAACGACGCAACTCTTATCATCACGCTACCTACGATCAACGCTTCTGCGGATGCCGTATCGTCTGGCCCCGGCGCTGATCCCAACACGCTGAATAACATCGGCGCGACGTATCGCATCTTCATCGAAACCGCAGCAACTGCGGTCGCCATCAAAACCGACGGTACTGACAAGTTTGTTGGTTCGCTATTGATGGTTGATACCGATTCCAGTGGGGCCGTTTCTGGGTACGCTCCTAGTGCATCGAACGATGTGATCAATCTGGATGGCTCCACTACGGGTGGTATCGCTGGTTCGTGGATTGAAATCACTGCCGTTGCTGCGCTCAAGTACGCCGTAACGGGTATTTTGCTGGGTTCTGGCTCTGTGGCTACTCCGTTCGCTGACGCGTAATAGGGGTCTACCATGGGCATGCAAACCGACATCCTAGCGAGTCAGCCCCGTACTTCGACGGGGCAGATGACCGCGCAGAACACGGGCAATCTTGGCCGCGTGCGTGTGAAGGCCATCTACATCATCTCTGACACCAATGCAGGCTCTGTTGTGTTTCGTGATGGTGGGTCGGGTGGGGCAGTTAGGGCAACAATCAACACATTGGCCTCGTCCTCATCGCCAACTTACCTCATCCTCCCGGGGGAAGGCATCCTGTTCGAAACGAACGTGCATGCAACCCTGACGGATGTTGTGTCTGTGGTGGTGTTCTATGGCTAAGTCTCCAGCATGGCAACGAGCGGAAGGTAAAGACCCCAAGGGGGGTCTGAATGCTAAGGGTCGCGCTTCTGCAAAGAAGCAAGGCATGAACCTTAAGCCGCCCGCACCTAATCCCAAGACAAAAGAGGACAAGGGACGCCGTGCGTCCTTCTGTGCTCGGATGTCTGGGATGAAGGCAAAGTTGACATCGGAGAAGACCAAGAAAGACCCAAATTCTCGCATCAACAAATCATTGAGGGCTTGGAATTGTTGATATGGAATTGATGATATGGAACGCAATTCTTTCATTCGTCTCCGCGCTCATCATGTGGGCGATGAAGTCGCATTGGGAAGAAGTGAAGCGGTTGCAAATCTTGTTGAACCGGACACGCGAAGAAATGGCCAAGGAGTACATTACTCGCGCAGACGTGCATCATGATTTCGCACGTGTGATGGATCGTTTAGATCGTCTTGACAACAAGATTGACGCATTGATCAAGGAACATCGAAGTGCCTTCAACTAGCAAACGACAGCACAACTTCATGGCAGCGGTGGCAAACAATCCGGCGTTTGCCAAGAAGGCTGGCGTTTCACAGTCTGTTGGGCAGGAATTCATCAAGGCCGATAAAGGCCGTACGTTCAAGAAAGGTGGCGATATGAAAGAGTCCAAGGCGATGATGAAAAAAGAGGTTGGCTTTATGAAAAAAGCTGGCGCTCCTAAGTCAATGGTCAAACACGAGGAGGCGGAAATGAAAGGTATGAAGAAGGGCGGCGTTGCATCGTCGTTGAAGTCGCATGCTTCGATGCCTGCTTCCAAGGCACACGCCGGTTTGAAGTCGGGTGGGTCTGTGTTCCGCCGTGCTGCTGATGGTGTTGCCAAAAAAGGTAAGACCAAGGCAACTCAGGTTAAGATGGCCGGTGGTGGCATGTACCGGAAAGGTGGGATGTGCAAATGAAAAAATACGCAGATGGTGGAATGGCGGACGAGATGATGAATCGTCCTATGCCGCCCATGGCGGCTAAGCGTGGGGTTGCGCCAAAACGTCCTATGCCGCGTCGCCGTCCTCCGTTGCCGCCCGAAGCCGGTGCAGGGGATGTAACTCCGCCTCCCGGAGCCCCCGGAATGCCTGCTATGAAGAAGGGTGGTTCTGTATCTGCCCGTGCGGACGGTATCGCTAAACGTGGGCGAACCAACTGCAAGATGTATTGAGGTAACGCCATGATGCCCAGTCGTGGTATGGGAGCCATCAACCCGGCAAAAATGCCGGGTGGTAAAACCATGCGCCGTAAGGATGGTGATAAGTTCAACGACAACGGCGTGACCAAGCGTCGTAAGGACGGCGACGAGTTCACCATGTATGCGGAAGGCGGGGCCGTCAAGTCCAAGGTCAACGAAGCTGGAAACTACACCAAGCCGGGCATGCGTAAGTCGCTTTTTGAGAAGATCAAAGGGCAAGCCGTGCAGGGTACCGGGGCGGGGCAATGGAGCGCACGTAAAGCACAGTTGCTCGCCAAGCAGTACAAGGCTAAAGGTGGGGGGTACCGAGATTGAAGTCACCGCAGAAGTCGCTCAAGGACTGGACAGACCAGAAATGGCGTACCAAGTCCGGTAAGCCGTCGAGCAAGACGGGGGAGCGATATTTGCCTGACGCAGCCATTAAAGCACTTAGCTCTGCCGAATACGCAGCCACTACACGCGCCAAGCGTGCTGGTAAGGCCAAAGGTAAGCAATTTGTTGCACAGCCAAAGAACATCGCTAAGAAGACAGCGGGGTATAGGTAATGACGACCTCCGGCACCTACGACTTCAATCTTGAGTTTACCGAGATCGCTGAAGAAGCGTGGGAGCGGGCTGGCCGCGAAATGCGCACGGGCTACGATTTGCGTACCGCTCGTCGCTCTATGAACTTGATGACCATCGAGTGGCAGAACCGTGGCATCAACATGTGGACGATTGACGAAGGATCGGTCAATTTGATCCAAGGGATTGCGGAGTACGATCTACCGGAAGACACTATCGACCTGCTCGATCATGTGATTCGCACCGGTGCAGGGAATGTTTCGACGCAATCTGACTTATCGATTACCCGCATTAGTGTTTCCACCTACGCTACCATCCCCAATAAACTTCAGCAGGCCCGCCCTATCCAAGTGTGGGTACGCCGACTGCGGGACAACCCCAAGATTGTGGTGTGGCCGGTACCCGACCAAGGTACTCTTGGCAACCCTTATTATGTTTTCAAATACTGGCGCATGCGCCGCATTCAGGATGCGGGTTCCGGTATCCAGACGGCTGACGCTAACTTTCGCTTTTTGCCCGCGTTGACTGCGGGGCTTGCTTATCACATTGCTATGAAAGTGCCCGAGCTAGCGCAGCGTGTTCCCATGCTCAAAGAAGCCTACGAGGAACAATTTGATCTAGCTGCTGGTGAAGATCGGGAAAAGGCTGCTGTGCGGTTTGTACCCCGACGGTCTTACATTGGGGGTGGCTGATGGGGAATCGCTACGCATCCAATAAGATCGCAATCGCAATTTGCGACCGATGTGGCTTTCGTTTTCGCTTGCGTGAGTTACGCACGTTGGTCATCAAGACCAAACAGGTCAACATATTGGTGTGTAAAGAGTGCTGGGAGCCAGATCAGCCGCAGTTGCAACTGGGCATGTATCCGGTAGATGACCCGCAAGCATTGCGTAACCCGCGCCCTGATAATACGTATGTTCAATCAGGTGTGTTAGCCGATGGTTCGATTGGTGAAGGAAGTCGAAACATTCAATGGGGATGGAACCCTGTGGGCGGCTCACGTATTTATGATGACGGTTTGACACCAAATAACTTGGTTTCACAAGGACAACTTGGTACAGTAACGGTGGTAACAACGTAAGGAGCCCACTATGGCGAACAAACAAACTCAAGGCACTGCCCCGATTCAAAAGGGTCCGCATAAAGGTAACCCGGGCAAGACCAACGAGAACATGAAGACCATGGGTCGCAACCTTGCGAAGGTCGCCGCCCAGAAGCGCGGAGGCTAATATGTCTGGCAAAATTAAACCGTTCAAGATGGCTGACGCTGGGGTTGTATCGGTCAAAGAAGACTTGAAGAACACCCGCACGGTTGCAGGCAATAAACGGGCTGATCCGTATCCCGAAGTGAAGACCAGTGGCATCCGAATGAAGGGTGCTGGCGCGGCCACCAAAGGCGTGATGTGCCGAGGCCCGATGGCGTAAGGATTGGCGATGAACTACACCGAGTTGTGCATCAACATTCAAGATGTCTGTGAAAACACTTTCACAGCAGAACAACTCGCCATGTTCACGCAGCAAGCGGAACAGAAAATCTACAATGCTGTTCAGCTTGCAAACCTCCGTCGTAATGTCACGGGCAACTTGACTGCCAACAACAAGTACTTGAGTGCTCCCACAGATTTCTTGTCGGTGTATTCACTTGCAATTGTTGCCGCAAACGGTGACTACAAGTACTTGCTGAACAAGGACGTGAACTTCATTCGGGAAGCGTACCCCAATCAAACCGATACGGGGATACCAAGGCACTACGCTATCTTTGGGCCGCGCTCAGATTACGAGAATGAATTGACGTTCATTCTTGGGCCTACGCCGGATGCCGCGTACACCGCCGAGTTGCACTACTATTACTACCCAGAGTCAATTGTCACGGCTGGGCAAACATGGTTGGGCGACAACTTTGACTCTGCCCTGTTGAACGGTGCGCTCGTTGAAGCGATCCGGTTCATGAAGGGTGAAGACGATCTCATTAAGCTGTATCAGTCTATGTACACCGACGCCATGGTGTTGCTGAAGAATCTTGGTGACGGTAAGCAACGCATGGATGCGTACCGTGATGGTCAAGTTCGGGTACAGGTGCGGTAATGTCAATTTACCAAACACTGACCAACAGCTTCAAACAAGAGTTGCTTGAAGGTGTCCACGACTTTACGACGGATACTTTTAAGATGGCTCTTTACAACTCCACCGCAACAATTGGGGCTACCACCACGGTGTACACCGTTACTGGAGAAATTTCTGGTACGGGGTATGTCGCTGGAGGATTGGTTCTTACAGGGGCTACCGTTCAAAGTTTGGGTGGTACAGCGTTTGTAAACTTTGCAGATGCTGACTGGAACCCTGCAACCTTTACGGCGCGTGGAGCGCTAATTTACAATGCGAGCAAGGGTGACAAATCCGTTGCCGTGTTGGACTTTGGGGCCGATAAAACGGCGTCAAATACTTTCACCGTGCAGATGCCAAGCAACACAGCAAGCTCTGCGCTCATTCGTTTCATATAAGGAGCTTGAAATGCTTAACGACAAGTCAAAAGCTACAGACGAAGTGCAGTGCGCTGTTACGTCTGGTTTGGGTGCCCGTGATGGTGTTAAAGGCGGCGGAGTGTTCACCATTCAGTGTCATGACAAAGATGGCAACTTGAAATGGGAATCTTCGACGCACAACCTCGTGGTGAACGTCGGTCTTCAGGACATGAACGCTAAATACTTTACCGGCTCCAGCTATACGGCAGCTTGGTATCTTGGGGTTTATGGCGCTGCGGCATCGAACAATCCTGCTGCTAGCGACACTATGTCTTCGCATATTGGTTGGACAGAAGTTACCGCGTACAGCGAGGCTAATCGTCCGACTTGCACGTTTGGTGTTCCGACGACGGCTGATCCGTCAGTGGCCACGAACTCCGCTTCACCTGCCACGTTTTCGATCAATGGTACGACTACCATTGGCGGCGCGTTTTTGACAAGTAGCAATACCAAAGGCGGAACGACTGGAACTTTGTTCTCGGCGGGCGACTTTGCGGCTCCCGGGGATCGTGCTGTTGTAGCGGGCGATACGTTGACCTTGACTTACACCTTCAGCCTTGACGCTGCATAAGGAGTTGACATGGCTTTGACATTCCAAAAAGGTCAAACCGTCACCCTAAAAACCCCCGCCGTGCCCACTGGGCCGGTGGTTGGGTTCAAAGTGGATAACGACGGTAATGTTGCTTATTTGATTGAATGGGTTGACGCTGCGGGCCATAAACAACAGCGTTGGTTCCCTGAAAACGACCTCGTTGCTGCTTGATAGCTCATGTTCGGAAATGTAGCGTTTTCCCAAGCCCCGTTTGATTCGTTCGCGGGGACGGTCTATCTCGCTTCTGTTTCCGAACTTTCTACGGCTACTGATGCGCAATCCTCGCTTTTGGGATACCTAGCGCAGATTGCTGAGTCTGTTACTGGACAAGACACACAGGCAACTAATTTTTCTGTGTACGCCGCAATCTCTGATACGGCCACTGGTAATGACGCGCTCAACACGGTCGTAAACGTACTTGCTAATGTTCAGGATACGGTTAATGCTACCGATTCGTCCGTAGGGTACTTAATTGTGCCCGGAACGATTGACGAGTCTGCTGTTGTAGCGGATCAATATGCGGCTACTCCTGTGTTCTTTGCTGCGGTTGATGATTCTGCGCAAGGTGCGGATGAGACGTTTACGACCCCTGTGTTTATTTCGCTAGTCACTGACAGTGCTACAGGGGCTGACCAGTATCCGACAAATGCTAACCTGCATCCTGTTGTTTCTGACACGGTTACTGCCGCTGATGTACAGGCAACGCAGGCTGCGGTCCGTTCCAGTCGATCAGAGCTTGCGGTTGGTACAGACGTTCAGAACGCCCGTATTACGGTATTGGCAGCACGTAGCGAGCTTGCCACTGCTACCGACACAGAAGCTGCGCGTACAACGCGTCCTGCTGCGGTTTCTGAGACTGCTACCGGAAACGATGCGGTTTCCAGTTTGCCAAATTATCGTGTGTCTCGTAGCGAAACAGCGACTGCAACCGATACTTTGAACACTAAAGTTACGTTGTTGGCACGAGCAATTGAGCTTGCGTACGCTACGGATTTACAGTCAACACGAATTGCTGTGCTTGCGCAGCGGTCCGAAGCATCAACAGGGGCCGATTTGTTTGCAGCGCGTGCAAATTTTGCGGTACGTCGTCAAGAAACTGCAACTATTTTTGATCAACCTGCGGGACGGCGGTTGTGGGAACCTGTACCTGACACACAAGACCCGAACTGGGTCATAATCCCAACAACACCGACGTAAGAGGGTCACATGCCATTCGTCCTAAGAGATCGCGTAAAAGAAACTACCACGACGGCAGGTACAGGCACGGTCACACTTGCGGGAGCGGTTGCTGGGTTTCAATCGTTTTCTGTTATTGGAAACGGAAACACAACTTATTACGCCATCGTTGC